CCTCGGAAAATCTCCGGGGGCAAAATTCTGAGGGACTTTTTGGGTGATATTTTAAGCGATTTTGGTTTGGAGGCACATGGAGCGAGAACGCGGTTTACGGGTTGACATATTTTGTAGAATCCGACGGCAAAAAACCTGTGTAAAAGTGTGGTCAAACTATAGACAAAGTAGTACGAAACACTTAAGAAGTCTATTGCTTCAAGCGAAAAACATATTCAAAGTGAGCGAAACTATGTACAAAGTGCAGGTGAAGAGTGTGGAGCAGGAAAATAGTGGAGTTGAATACCAGGCTCCACTTCCCTTTACGGCTGAAGAAACCGAGGATGAACTTATATTACTAGCTTCCAAGCTTGCCAGACAGCGGTTGATGGACGGAACAGCCAGCAATCAGCTTGTTGCAGAGATTTTAAGACTCGGGACAGCAAAGGAACGCCTTCAAAAGGAAAAGCTTAGAAAAGAGAATGAGCTCCTTGCAGCTAAGACGGGAGCAATTCAGTCACAGCAGGGTCGAGATGCCTTTCAGCAGGAAGTTCTACGTGCCATCAAGTCTTATGCGCCTCCGAGTTATAGTGATGAGGATGACGACTATGATGAATAGATCATATAGCGAGCTTATTAAGCTTAAGACTTTTGAAGAGCGGTTCGAGTACTTGAAGCTTTCCGCAAAAATTGGAGACGAGACGTTTGGAAGCGAACGAAAACTAAATCAGATATTTTATGGATCTCCCGAATGGAGAGCTTTTAGAAGAGAAGCAATCATTAGAGACAATGGCTGCGATCTTGGAATAGAAGGTAGAGAGATTGGTGGAAAAATTGAAGTCCATCACATCAATCCAATTTCACGAGAAGATATTCTCAATAGAGCCGATAGTCTCTGGGATCTTGAGAATGTGATTTGTGTTTCTCCGAATACGCATAAGGCGATACATTACGGCGACGGATCATTACTTCCAAGTGATCCTATTGAACGCAGACCAAACGATACATGTCCATGGAAAACTTAAGAAGATATTTGAGGTGAGAGCATGGCATTGGAAGATTCGATTCTTAAAACAATTAAGTCGTTGCTTGGTCCAGATGACGATTACACTGTGTTTGATAATGACATCATAATCTTCATAAACGGAGCACTTGCAACTTTAACTCAGCTCGGCCTCGGACCTTCTGAAGGTTTTCGAATAACCGGGAACGATGAGACCTGGCATGACTTTTTAGGAGACTATAAGGACCTCGAATCTGTAAAGACTTATATTTACATGAAGGTCCGATTGGTTTTTGATCCGCCATCCAATTCAACAGTCATGAACTCTTACACAGAAGCATGTAAAGAGCTTGAATGGCGATTGAACGTGGCGGTAGATCCATCAAGACAGAACGTCTGATGGGTACAAGTATTTAACCGAAGTGAGGTGATTCACTTGTGAGGTACTACTACGCATCCGGGTTGCCTTACTCGGACGAATTGTACCATCATGGCATTCTTGGCCAAAAATGGGGAATTCGAAGATTTCAAAATAAGGATGGTACAAGAACGCCTGCTGGCAAGAAACGATATAGTAGTGAGCAGTTTAAAGCGGCCGCTAAGAAAGCTGGTGAATCGGCGGCTAGGATTGGCAAGGCTACTGCGAGTGCAGGAATTAAAGCAACAAAAGCAACTGGAAAGGCGGCTGCAAAAGCTACTAAAGCAACTGGTAAGTATCTGCTTAGAAGACTAAAGAGACGGTATCCTTCGCTTATGACAGATGAAGAACTTAAGAGGGAGAAAGAGAGACTTAATCTTGAGATTTCCGTTAAGCAAGCTCGCAGAGAGATGAAGAACCACTCTATGTGGTATAAGGCGAAGCGTATTATAGAAGATGCTGCCGGTAACTTCGCATCGAATGCTGCGAGAACTGCTGGAAATAAGCTTGCTGAGAAATTGATAGAAAGTAAGTTTGAAGATAAGGATAAGAAGAAGACCGATAAACTTATTACCTCTATGCGTTCTGATCTCGTTAGCGAAGTTAACAGTAAAGCCGACAAGCTCGATAGAAAAGTTAATAATGAAAACGCCATCGCGGATCATGAGCATCGTATCGGTGAAATAGATAGAAGAATAAGCGCTATTAATACAAGTCCTTCATCCACCAGTGACGATTCTGTTAGAGAAAAGAGAGAATTAAATGCGGAGAGAGAACGACTGCGTACTCTTAATGATAACCTTAAGCGGCGTAACGAATCAATAGACAGAGAAGTTGATGCGATAAATCAGAGGATTGAGAATAGAAGGAACGCTCTCTCGGCTTTAGGTAGCGGCAAAAATAAAGGCAATAATAACAATAACAATAACTAAAGGAGACCACAAATAAATGTCACTTTCAAATACGGCTGTTCCAATTTATTACGGACAATTCAGGGACGCCGTGTTAAGAGGCGAAATCCCTGTATGTGAAACAATAGCAATGGAAATGCAAAGGATCGACGGATTTATAGCCGATCCAAGATACTACTATGATGATGAAGCTGTGGAAGGTTTCGTAAGGTTTTGTGAAAATGAACTTTGCTTAAGAGACGGAAGTCCGCTTCATTTGCTTGATACTTTTAAGCTATGGGCAGAAGAAGTATTTGGATGGTACTACTTTGCAGAGAGAAGCGTTTACCGCCCTTATAAGAATGGGCATGGCGGTCGCTACATTCAGAAGAGAGTCAAGAAGAGGCTTATCAATAAGCAGTTTCTTATAGTCGCTCGTTCGGCTGCAAAGTCTCTATATGGCTCATGCCTCCAAAGCTATTTCTTGGCTGTTGATAATTCAACAACTTCTCAAACTACTACAGCTCCTACTGTAAGGCAAGCTGATGAGGTTCTTGCTCCGATAAGAACCGCATTAGCAAGAGCTCACGGACCGTGGTTTCAGTATCTGACAGAAGGATCTCTTCAGAACACCACTGGTTCCAGAGCTAATCGAGTTAAGATGGCCTCTACAAAAGAAGGCATCGTTAACTTTCTGACTAATTCAAAGCTTACGATTACGCCGATGACAGTCGATAGCTTTCAGGGCCCAAACATTAAATGCGCAACTATCGACGAATGGCTTTCTTGCGACATACGAGAGAACATTATTGGTGCTGCCGAACAGTGCGCGGCTAAAGGCGGCGAAGACGACTATCTTATACTCGCAATGAGTTCAGAAGGTACGGTCCGAAATTCTATTGGAGATACAATCAAAATGGAATTAATGGACATACTGCGAGGTAAGTACAAGAACGATCATGTTTCCATCTGGTATTATAGGCTCGACGACGTAAAAGAAGTTGCCGATCCTAATATGTGGCTCAAGGCGAATCCTAATATAGGAAAAACCGTGTCATGGGAGATTTACCAGTCTGATAAGGAACGAATGGAACATGAACCCGCTACGAAGAATGATATTTTAGCTAAGCGCTTTGGAATCCCCGTTGAAGGTAATACGTATTTCTTTACATACGAAGAGACACTTACAACTGATCGTAGGCTTGACTTCTGGCAAATGGTTTGCGCACTTGGTATCGACCTTTCTCAAGGCGACGACTTCTGCGCATTCACATTTCTGTTTCCGTTAAACGATTCCGAGTTTGGCATAAAGACTCGATGCTACATTTCTTCTCTCACTTTCCAGAATCTTACTCTTGCAACGAGAAATAAGTATGAGGAATTCATTAGAGAAGGAAGTCTTATGGTGTTTGAAGGCACCGTTCTCGATCTCGATGAAGTATACGACGATCTGTGTAAATACATAGAGGAAAATCAATACGACGTTCGAGCGGTCGGTTATGACCCTTACAACGCTAAAGACTTTATGACTCGATGGGAAGCTGAAAACGGACCGTTTGCTATTGAAAAAGTGCGTCAAGGTGTTAAGACGGAAACGGTTCCTCTTGGCGAGATCAAGAAGATGACCGAAAACAGGCTTATGCGATTTGATCAGAATTTAATGACATTCTGCATGGGCCATTGTGTCATTCTTTCCGATACAAACGGTAATCGCAAGCTTTCAAAAGCAAGGCGGAGTGAAAAGATCGACTCCGTATCCGCGTTACTTGACGCATATGTGGCTTATAAAGCTTATAAAGAAAACTTTGAGTAAACTGGAGGAATTCAAAATGCCTTACACTCCTAGAATAAGATACGGTGGTGAGCTTAAACACTATCGTACTAAGGGTTCTAAAAACGGTATTCGTCGATACCAGAATCTTGACGGTAGTCTAACCGCTGCTGGCTATGCTCGGTATAATGTCGATCCTAATTACCAGCAGAAGCTTGAGCAGCAGAAGCGAATGACCGAGCAAAAGCTTAAGCAGCAACAGGCCCAAGCTCAGGCACAGCGAAATCAGCCGCAGCGCTTCCAACGTCCTACACAGCAAGCACCTAAGCCTTATGTTAGTAAGGAATACCAGCGTGAATTAGCTTATAATAGTCAGAAGAATAATTTTTCTGGAGCTAATAAGTCTGCTCCGAAGCCGGCTGCGCAAAGAACTCCTACTACTGCAAATCGTAATAGCAGTAACATGGCTCCTAAGCCTTACAAGCCTACTTTTTCTGTTGGCGGTGGCGGAACTCCTTACGTGAGTGAAGAGTATCAGCGTGAATTAGCTTATAATAGCCAGCAGAATAATTTCCCTAATCAAAATGGAAATCAGGAAGAAGATAAGGATAAGGGAAAGAAGAAAGCTCCTAAGAAGCCTAATATTTCCAAGCCTCAGTCTAATGAAGGAAAGAAGAAGGGCGGTATTGGCAGCTGGTTTAGTGATCGCGTAAACGATGCTAGGAGAGCTGCCGATTCTGTAGGCGATGCAGCTCGAGGTGCTGCCAGTAATGTCGGTAGAGCTGCTTCTAACGCTGCTAAGAAAGCTAAAGAAGCCACCGATAGGGCTGGTGATAAAGCTCGTGAAGCCGGTGGTAATGCTGGTAATTGGCTTACTGATAGAATAGGTGACGTTAAGAAGGCGGCTAATCAGGTTGGTGATAACGTCCGTAATGCGGCTAACAGGGCTGGTGATAAAGCTCGTGAAGCTGGTGGTAATGCTGGTAACTGGCTTACTGATAGAATAGGTGACGTTAAGAAAGCGGCCGATAGAGTTGGTGATAACGTCCGTAATGCGGCTAATAGAGCTGGTGATACAGTTCGTAACACAGCCAATCAGGTTGGAGAAGCCGTTTTAGGTTCCGAATCCAAACGAAATGAATATAATGCTAAGGCCGATGAATATGCTAGAAAAGCAAAGAATCCAGTCAGAAGTATGGGATATATATCTGATACAGATGCGGCAAGACCTTCCACATGGTTTGATAAGGATGCAGGCTTAACGGGCAGAGATTATAGCCAGCAGATTGCTGATCAGCATAGGGTTTATGCAAGCAAAGAAGCAGGATATCGTCAAAAAGCTAAAGAGGAAACGTTTAAAGGAAAAGCTGAAAAAGCTGGTCGAAACGTTGGTAACTGGCTTACTGATAGAATAGGTGATGCTAAGAAAGCAGTAAGTGGAGCGGCTAATAATGTTAGTAAAGCTGCTTCTGACGCTGCTAAGAAAGCTAAGGAAACAGCCGATAGAGCTGGTGATAAAGCTCGTGAAGCTGGTGGTAATGCTGGTAACTGGCTTACTGAAAGAATAGGTGACGTTAAGAAAGCTGCCGATAGAGTTGGTGATAACGTCCGTAATGCGGCTAATAGGGCTGGTGATACAGTCCGTAACACAGCTAATCAGGTTGGTGATAACGTCCGTAATGCGGCTGGTAAAGCGAAGAAAGCTGCTTCCGATGTGAGTGATTGGGCGACTAAAGGGCGACGGTATCAAGCTGAAGCAGAAAAGTATGAGAAGAAGCTTAAAGACGATACAGATGACGAAAGATATTTGGCAAAGATTCAAAGAGAAGGACCTCCGCATGTAAATCAAAATGCTCTCAACAAGAAAGCCGCCGACAGCGCGAAGGCTGCAAAAAGTGCATCTCAAAAAGCAAGCGATTATGCTCGTTCTTGGGGTAATAATCGAATTACAGCAAACGATAGCAAATCTCTTGGTCGAGAAGATTCTCAAAGGATCGGAAGTATTGCTAATAAACTTGCCGGTGATGCTGCTAAAGCAAATGCACAAGCTAAAAAAGATAAAAAAGAGCGCGATTATTGGGCTAATTTAAACCGTCAAGGCGATGAGGAATATGGTAATCGAGCTAAAGCTTATGCTGGTCGTGCTGCAACAGCAAGACAAAAATATAACAATTCTCTTGCTGGTCAGGTTGATAAAGCTAAGACTGCTGCTTCTAATGCCGCTAATAAAGCTAAAGATGCTTACAGTAATTCTATTCTCGGAAAATCCGATAAAGCAATTATCGAAGGTGTTAGAAATGCAGGCCGCAACGTTGGTAAAGCTGCTTCTAATGCCGCTGGTCAGATTCAAACCACAGCTGCCGAATCCAAGCGTCGTGCTGAGCAGTTTATAGAGAACTTCTTTGGAAATAAGAAAAAGAAGAAAAAGTGAAAGGTGATGACATATGCCTAAATTTCTTGATAGATTAGCGCATGCTTGGAATGCCTTTCGCGGAAGGGACCGACCGTTAAGTTATTCTTATGGTGAATCCAGCTGGTCAAGACCCGATCGTGTTCAGTTGCGTTCAGGAATTGATCGAACCATCATCACAGCAATCTACAATCGAATTGCTATGGATGTAGCCTCTCACAAAATTGAGCATGTTATAGTCGATCAAAATGGAAGATATTTGAGTAATGTTGATGACGGGCTGAATGAGTGCCTTACTCTTGAAGCTAATATAGATCAAACGAGCCGCGCCTTCTTTCAAGACGTGGTTCTTTCTATGTTTGACGAAGGCAATGTGGCTATTGTTCCTGTTGATGCAGATATGGACCCCGAACAGTCCGCTTCATTCGATATTCGATCTATGAGAGTCGGTAAGATTACTCAATGGTATCCACGAGATATTCGAGTTGAGATTTACGATGATCAAACCGGACGAAAACAGGAAAGAGTTTATTCAAAGAAAGTCGTTTCAATTATTGAAAACCCTTTCTATGCCGTAATGAATCAGCCCAACTCGATCCTTCAGAGATTGATAAGGAAACTTGCGCTGCTTGACCAGATTGATGAGCAAGCAGGAGCCGGAAAGCTCGATCTCATTATTCAGCTTCCTTACGTTATTAAGTCGGATGCTCGTAAAGCTCAGGCTGAAGCCAGAAGGAAAGACATCGAACACCAGCTTTCAGAAACAAAATACGGAATTGCTTATACTGACGGCACTGAGCGAATTACACAGCTCAATCGTCCGCTCGAAAACAATCTTATGGCTCAGATCGAGTATTTGGTTAACACATTATATTCTCAGCTCGGTATTACAGCTGAAATTCTGAATGGTACTGCTGATGAGAAAACAATGCTTAACTATAATACAAGAACTATTGAGCCTATATTAGCCGCTATCACCGATGAGATGAAGCGGAAATTCCTTTCTAAAACCGCACGGACCAGAGGGCATTCTATCATATTCAACAATGATCCGTTCAGGTTGGTACCCATTTCGAATATTGCTGATATTGCAGATAGGTTCACCAGAAATGAGATTCTCTCCCCGAATGAAGTTCGTGGAATCATTGGTTTCAAGCCTAATGAGAATCCTCAATCCGACGAGCTTAGAAACCGCAATATAAATCAAAATGGCAGCAATATGCTTATGCAACCGTATGATGAGCAACAGTATTACGAGGAGCAACCATACGATCAAGACAACATAGCTGGTCAAGAAATGATTGATCCGAATGATCCTAATGCTTACGCAAACAGTGCATAAAGAGTTTGGAGGTTAGCAGATTATGGCCGAAAAGTATGATTTTAGTGGTTACGCTACTAAAAACGATTTGCTGTGTGCAGACGGCCGAACGATTCGAAGGAATGCATTTAAGGATTGTGATGGCAAGACTGTCCCTCTTGTATGGCAGCATAGTCATGGCAAACCTGGTGATGTTCTTGGACATGCACTTCTTGAAAATCGTGAGGATGGCGTCTACGCCTACGGGTCATTCAACAACACTCAATCTGGTCAGAACGCTAAAGAGCTTGTGAACCACGGTGATGTTAGGGCCCTGTCTATTTATGCGAATCAGCTTATTCAGAAGGGCAGAGATGTTCTTCACGGTATGATTCGTGAAGTCAGTTTGTGCCTTGCCGGTGCAAATCCTGGTGCTGAGATTGAAGACCTTGCCGTCGTTCACTTTGATGATGACGGCGCTGAATTCGAAGCTCAGATTTATAACGGCGAAAACATTGAGCTCTATCACTCTGACGACTATGAAAGTGAAGAGGCTCAGGAGGAGGTAGAAGAAGTAATGGATGACAACATGACCGTCCAGGAAGTCATTGATACTATGGACGACAATCAGTATGCAGCTATGCTTTATGCTGTCGATCAGGCGCTTCAGCATTCTGATATGAGTGCTGAGGAACTTGGCGAGGATGCTACTATTCAGGATGTTATTGATACCATGAATGAAGCTCAGAGGGACGCAATGGTCTACGTTGTGGAACAGGCTCTCCAGGAAGCTTACGATGACGATGATGACGAGGAGGATTCCGACATGATGCAGCACGCTTACGAAAACAATGAAAACGACGCCGTTCTGATCCACGATGCCTTTAACGCTGTTATCGACGATGGCAAGCGCTTTGGCAGCCTGCGTGAATCTTATAAGTTCCATACGGAGGAAGGTGCTATTGCTCACGCTATCGACACCACTGGTATGGATCTGCCCACCATGACTAATACTGAATATGGCACTGATATTGGCTATGGCGTGAATAGCCCCGAGATGCTGTTCCCGGACGCTAAGAGCCTGAATACCCCTCCCGAGTTCATCCAGCGTGACATTAGCTGGGCGAAGGTTGTTTGGGACGGTGTCCATCGCACTCCGTTCAGCCGCATTAAGTCTGTTTTTGCTAACATTACCGAGGACGAGGCTCGCGCGAAGGGTTACCTGAAGGGCAACATGAAGAAAGAAGAGTTCTTCTCTCTTATGAAGCGCGTGACTGTGCCGCAGACCGTTTACAAGAAGCAGAAGCTCGACCGCGACGACATCATTGATATCACTGATTTCGACGTGGTTCGTTGGATTCGTGCTGAGATGCGCGTTATGTGGGACGAGGAGACCGCTCGTGCTTTCCTGATCGGTGACGGCCGTCAGTCTGGCGAGGACGACAAGATCTCTGAGGAGCACATTCGTCCTATTGCTAACGACGTGGCTCTGTTCAGCATTCAGAAGACTGTGCCGGTTGGTGCTACTGAGGAAGCTACCGCTAAGAACTTCATGAAGGCGGCTGTTCGTGCCCGTAAGGACTATAAGGGCTCCGGTAATCCGATCCTGTTCACCACTGAGGACGTGCTGACCAGCATGCTGCTCATCGAGGATGGCATTGGTCATTACATCTACAAGAGTGAGGCTGAACTGGCTACTGCTCTGCGTGTGAGTCGCATTGTGACTGTGCCCGTGATGGAAGGCCATAAGCTTCCCAACGGCAATGAGCTGATGGGCATTATCGTCAATCTGAAGGACTACAACGTTGGTACCGATAAGGGCGGCGAAGTTAATCTGTTCGACGATTTCGACATCGACTACAACCAGTACAAGTATCTGATTGAGTCCCGCTGCTCCGGCGCTCTGATCAAGCCTTACTCCGCTATCGTGCTGAGCATCGCTTCCTCTGATGGCGATAACACCGATCCTGATAAACCCTAATTAATTCAAAATGGGAGTGAATAACGCATGCCAAAATTCTATGGCCCTGTAGGTTACATTACTGAAGTTGAGACTGCGGTGGACGTTATCGAGAATAAACCTGTTGAACGCATGTATAAAGGAGATCTTGTGAGAAACAATCGTCGCCTTGAAAACGGCGTAGACATAAACGATAACGTTTCCATAAGCAATCAGATCAGTATCGTTGCCGATGCATATGCAAACAACCATATACACGACATGCGTTACGTTAAGTGGCGAGGAACGGCTTGGAAAGTCACAAATGTTGATGTCGAGCCTCCTCGCCTTATTTTATCTCTCGGAGGTGTATACAATGGCGAGACCAAGGAGTGAACTGAGCTCATTACTTCATACGTTTTGCAGTAATGTATATTTTCAGCCTCCAGCAGATAAAAAACTGACCTATCCATGCATCATATATTCGCTTGACGCTTTGAATGTTCTTTACGCGGATAACGGTCCATACCGTCTACATGACAGATATTCTATAACTTATATCACAAGAGATCCCGACGACGAGAACATTCGAAAATTTGTGATGCTGCCTCTATGTAAGTTTGATAGGAGCTATTCTTCTGATAACTTACATCACTATGCCTATACGATTTTCATTTAACGACCGATTATAGGAGGATTATATTATGGCTAAGCTTATTTGGGATAAGGCTGGCGAACACTTTTTCGAAACTGGTGTTAGTAAGGGCGTTCTGTACGTTCAGAAGTCTGACGGCACTTATAACAAGGGCGTTGTCTGGAATGGTCTGACCTCTGTCAGTGAGAGCCCTGATGGTGCTGAGCCTAACGATCTGTGGGCTGATAACATTAAGTATGCTACTCTGCGTTCTGCTGAGACGTTCGGCGGCACCATCGAGGCGTATACCTATCCGGATGAATTCGCTCAGTGTGACGGTTCCTACGTGCCTGTGGCTGGCGTGTATGTTGGTCAGCAGACTCGTAGGGCGTTCGGTTTCTGCTTCCGCACCGAGGTCGGCAGCGATACCATGAACTTCGACGGCGATGAGGGCTACAAGCTCCATATCATTTACAACGCGACTGCTTCTCCCTCTGAGAAGAGCTACGAGACTGTCAATGACTCTCCCGATGCGATTACTCTGAGCTGGGAAATTACCACTACTCCTGTCAATGTGACTGGCCAGAAGCCCACTTCTACCATCACTATCGACACTACTAAGCTGGATACTGAAGGTAAGGCTGCTCTGGCTAAACTGGAAGCCAAGCTGTATGGCGATACTGAGGGCGATGCTACTCTGCCTACTCCCGACGAGGTGCTGGCGTTCTTCGGTGTCAGCGGTGACGAAGATGACGACACCCTCAACCCGAATCCGTAATCTAAATCAACTATCTACTCTGGCGAGGTATTCAGTAAGGCTGGCCTCGCCTTTTCTTTAATATAAAAGGAGGAGACGAACATGCTTAAGAAGACTATCACTTACAAGGATTACGACGGCAACGATCGCACTGAGGATTTCTACTTTAATCTTAGCAAGGCCGAATGCATGGAAATGGAACTGTCTACCAGTGGCGGTATGCAGCAGATGATCCAGCGTATTGTGGCTGAAAAGGACAACGTGAATATTGTTAAGATTTTCAAAGAAATTATTCTCAAGGCATACGGTAAGAAATCCCCTGATGGGAAGCATTTTTATAAGAGCCCTGAAATCTCTAATGAATTTGCCGCTACCGAGGCTTACTCTGAACTGTTCATGGAGCTTGCTACTGACGCAGATGCGGCTGCTAAGTTTATTGGCGCTGTTCTGCCCGTCTCTCCCGAAGATGCAAAGCTCGCAGCGATTGAAGCCGCTAAGTAAGGATAGGTGATAGAGAATGCTTCAGATCACTATTCCTAGAAGAGAATACTTCGATGATTTGAAGCAGGAGTTCATTGAACAAAAAGAACAAACGCTATCTCTGGAGCATTCTCTTATCTCAATTTCAAAATGGGAGATGAAATGGCAAGTACCTTTTTTGGACAAGCTGGAAAAAGGTCTTACCAATGAAGAATTCATCGATTACGTTCGATGTATGTCTTTAAATTCAAACGTTAAATACGAAGATTGCACTGGACTTACAAAACAAAACGCTGATGAAATTGCAGCGTATATTGATAACAAAATGACCGCCACCTGGTTTAATGAACAAAACAAACCTAAAGGAAGCGGTCGGCATCGTGGTCAAGTGGTCACATCTGAACTCATATATTATTGGATGATACAATACGAGATTCCAATAGAGGAATGTCAGAAGTGGCATCTGAATCGATTACTCACTCTGATCCACGTATGCGAAGCGAAGAGCTCTCCGAGCAAGAA